GTTGTTGCAAAGACCTGCGCGAAATAGTTTGCAGACCTTTGTCCAGCGGCCAAGGCCATGCCGTTCAAGTGAACCTGCAGAAGGTTCACGCGCGTGCGCTCGATTGCTTGCCGGGTAAGCGAGGTGTAACCGCCGAACGTCTTAACCGGGGTTGTCTTTTCCCGCGTGCTAATCTTGCCAATCTGCAAGTCGTCGCCTTCATTTGTTTGAGCGTCGACAGTAATAGTGTTCGTTGCGAGTTCGGTGAACTCGAGGTTGAGACCATCGGGGGGCAGCGGGCCGGTCTGAAACAGTGCCTTCAGCGGGTTCACAGAGTCCACAAGGCGCGTGAGGTCACCAATCCACGTGGGGCGGGTCATCGTTCCGTCCGCGCTGGAAATAGCGCCGTTGTATGCGCGGGTTTCGTTCTCGTCGCCGGAAACGAGGGCCTTGAGCACTTCACCGGCGCTGCGAGTGTCAACGGCGGGCGCGGGAGCGGGCGCGGCGGCGGCGAATGCCTGTTCAAGAGATGCCATGCGCTCGTTAATTTCATCGAACACGGGAGACATTGTGTCGGTCATAGGGTTTTCCTTTTCGGGTTCATGGTGGGAGCGGACTTCGGTAACCACCGCGTTGTTATACGCGGGGAAAGGAACAAGAGAGACTTCACGAACTGCGATAGACGTGTGAACGACGTGCGTATTGCCATCTTCGTCCTGTGTCGTATCAGATGCGAGGGAAATAAAGCCGATACTGAAACGGTCAATTGCACCATCGCGTGCGAGGGCGTATGCGTCGTTTCCGAGACTCGTCTCACTAATGCGCGCGGTGATTTCCAACCCTTCGGGGGTGTTTCGTGCCTCGGTAACAGGTCCAATCACGTCGCGATGTGACCAGAAGAGCTTGATAGGGCCGTTGGTCTCAGGGTCGAAAGCGTCGGGCGCGATCGTCTCGAAATATCCGCGCATGTATTCGATTTCGTCACCGTAGGGCACTGCGATGCCGGAAACGGTGCGATCCTCTGAGCTTTGAGCTGAGGCCGCGTATTCACGGGTTAAGAGCTGTTCGGTCATTTATGAGAGTCCTTCGATTTCCCGCGCTTCCTGCGCGCTGTAAATACCTGCTTCAATGGCCAATTTGTGCGTTGCGATGCGTTCGTTTGTGTCGGCTCGTAGTAGCGCGTCGAGATTGAACCGGGCTTTGGTCTTTGCGGGGAGAATTGAGGTGAGAGCGTCTTCTATTTCCCGTAGGTAATTCATGAGGGTCCAGCGCACGAAGTCGGTCGCCGCGTCGTTAACGTTCTGATAAGTCATGCTGTTGCCGTCGAGAGAGGCCAGAATCATGTGCGCGGGTATACCGAACATTCTCCCAATGCTGAGCACGTCAAAAGCTCGTGATTCGAGAAACTGAATTTCCGCGGGATTAAGCATCAAGGGCATGAATTTCATGCCCTTACCCATCACGGCAACACCCTTGCCGTGTGAGTTTGATTCGTTCCAGCGGCGGCGCGCTTCGTCTGCTTGGTCCTTAGTAAGTTCTTGGTCGCTTGCGAGGATGCCAGAGGGCACGCCGCTTGATTGAGTCCAGTTCGCCGCGTATGCTGCCATGTCGCGAGCGCCCATGAGTGTCTGTGCGCATGCTTGGATTGGTCCGAGGCCAGCGGCTTGGCTTGGCACACGTAGCAAGCGAAGATGTTTAATCTTCGTCGAGTCGTTTTCGGTTCCACGCCACATCACCGACCGAGCGCCGGTGGTCTGGTTCAAGACGGGTGCGCACTCGGTAGGGTCGAGGACTCGTAGCGATACCGCGCGGCCATCGGGAGCGCGGCCAATAAGCCAATAGGCGTTACCGGTCAGAGCGAGGCAAGCGACGGTCTCAGCGATAAGGTCAGTAATTGAGAGGTCAGGCGCGGGCTTTACGACAAGGCGGGGGATTTGGTCGCCGGTCAGACGGTCGTTGTCACGCCATACGTCGAAAGACAGTTGTTTAGCCGCGGTTTCAAGAATTGATACACAGCGGTAGACGGTTTCGAGCGTGAGCGCGCCGGTCACGTCGATAGGTTGCGCGCCGCGCGCGGGGGGTTTCACGCCTTCGGGAATAGGCGTTTCATTGCGGCGAGAGATGCCGATAAATGAGAGCGCGGCGGCGGTTAATTTCATGAGCTCAATTTTCCGAACGATGCTTATTTATTCGAGGGCCGCGGCGTGTCGCACTGCCCATTGATAGAGCGCGCTCATATACGCGCGCTCACCGGAATGACATACGTGAGTGTGCTCGAGGGCTTGCGTATAAGCGGTTTTCGGGTTCATCACCACGGTTCCACGCCACCCACAAGAGCACACGGAAAGCGCCGTTTTATCCGATAGATCAATAATGATGCGTTTCATAATTGGCCTTAGAGAATTTGCAAGTCCGGTGTTTTTTGCTGAGCCGCCCAAAGCGCAATAGCCGTCGCGCGTAGAGCGTCGATAGGCTCGGGAGATTTCCGAGCGTCGAACGCCATTACCCCCGAAAGCGGCTTGAGCAGCGCCGAGGCAAGCGCGTTGCGAGTTTCGGGGTTGCCGTCATGCATGAGGTCGCCGCTGCGCGCGCGATCAAGGAATAATTGGCACGCGGTCGCATACTCATAAGTTGATAGGGCTTGAACGTTCAGGTTCTCGTCTGTCAGGTCCTTATGAAACGTTCGCGTTGGTCCAGAAGAATCACAATAGATGCCCGCATATCCAGCGGCGACAAGCTTACGGATAGCATCAGGCAACCAATCAACACCGGGCGCGGTCTTAAGCAACTGTGTGATTAGGGTTCCATCAACTGAAGATTTCCACGCCGCGGCGATGCTAGCTGCGCTGCGATCGTTCGCAACATCAAAAGCGATATAGACGCGCGACGGTGAAAGCGGTTTTCGCGTTTCCGTGGGGCCTTCGAGTTGGTCCCAAATCTGCATATCAATCACAGATTCATCAGTGACGGTCTCGAGGTTCAAGAATGATCGTCGCCACGCGGCAAGGTCGCTACCCGCCATTGAACGAATCTTGTCGAGCGATTGCGTATAGCCAACCGCCGGGTGAAATGACAGGGTTTCGTCGCTGTAGGGGTCTTTGTCAGCTTCCGCTTCGTCAGCTGACCACTCGAAATAAGCCATAGAGGCGTTAGGGTCGTTCACGCTTTCACGGCCGCGGCGAATAAGCTCGTTCAGGTAGGCAGATGCGCTCGTTCCTTTGGTTGAGACAATCCACAGTTGCGAGTCTTTCACTGTTAGCTGCGTAGGGTTAATAGCGGTTTCGAGGGCAACGCCGCTCTCGCTGTCGAACGCCCACGCCTCATCAACGGTTACGAGGTGGAGAGAGTCGCCGTGAATGCTCTTCGGGGTAGGTGCAAACGGGGCAATGAACGATTCGCGGGCCTTATAGGTCAGCGCTTCCGAGCCTTGCGAACTACGTACCGAGAAGTATTCGGGTTTCTTATCAGCTGAAAGCCCGCTAACAATCTGCTTCCAGCGCTTCCGAGCATCTTTGCCGGTCTGAGCAGTCATCAGGATTTCATGCCGGTTATAGTTCATCATCCGGTCAACCATGACGACACGGATAAGGAAGCTCTTACCGGCTTGCCGCGGGACTGTTACAACGACAACGGGGTAACGCCATGCGCCGGGGTCAAGGGGATTCAGTTCTAGGGCGACGTCTAGCACTTGTTTTTGCCACGGCATAAGCTCACCGCCGAGCAGCTTCGAGGCTAAGGCCGCGCGGTCGCCGAAAGATGGATTTTTTTTATTCCGACGTGTTGCGTATTTCGCTTCACCGCTCATGATGCCAAAGCTTTCTGAGTCAATGACTGCACGGCTACCGTGTATGCGTCGAGTTCCATATCAGTACCCGCGGCCGGGCGGGGGAGACTGTCGAGAATCTCGGTAATCTGCTTCAGAGTGTTAGACGAGGCAACGGTGAGTTTTCCGCTGCGATAGTCACTGTCCAAAGCACGCGCGGCCTTGATAGCCGCAGCCCTTTTAGCTTTCTCAATAGGACCGAGCACGCCTTGAGCCTCGAGGTCAGCGAACATTTCGCGAATAGCATCTTCAATTTCGTGATCGTCGCCGGATGCTGTTTCTAGTGGGAAGAGTCCTACTGCGTCTTGGGGAAAGTCGGTGTTCATTGTGTTGATTTGCCTTGTTTCAGGCCGGTTTTATACCAGACCGGGGGAGAACAGTTCATGGGCGCCGGGGACTGCCTAGGGGCAATGCCAGAAAACGGACTAGGCTAAGCCCGGCCAATCCGGTGCTATTTGAGGCTGTCGAGACGGGCGAAAGGCACTTGCTGGTTTGTCTTGGCGACTGCAGTTGCACATGTAGTGCGCGGGCCGTAGGTTCACCAGATCATCAGTGCCACCCTTTGACCTTGGTATGACGTGATCAATGCTGAGACCACCGGGCGCGCGCCTCGGTAGCGATAGATCAATAGGCAAGTGACAGAGCCAGCACACCGGGCCATACATGCTGAGGACTTCGTTAGCTAGTCGCTTAATCTTGCTACCGTTCCAGCCGCTCATGATGCATCGTCCATGTTGGTCAGATACAAGGCGTGCATCATCTGCGCGTGCGCTTCCTGCAGCTGCGTGTGAATCTTTAGCTGCGTTCTAGAGCATGAGTAGGGCGAAGTGGGTAGTTCTTCGCGTGCATCTAATATCGCGTCTAGAACGCTGTGAATAGCTACCTTGAGGCGGTAACGATCGTCCTCGTTACTCATCGTAATTGTCATTGTCTTAAGCCACCTCGAAGGAGAGTTGAGAGCCTTTCAGCTCGTCCTCGAGCTTCTTCAGCTCATGAACGGTAACCGAACCTCGCTGCGCGATTTCATAAGCCACGGGGTCACGGTCAGTAATCAGCGGCCAATAGGTCCGTTGATTTGGATAGTGCTCGTTCATATAGGCTTGGAAGGTGATTCGCTTAATCATGGGAACGCTTTCACTAGTAGAGGCGGTAACGCAAGCGTTGCTCGTATTCTTTGGAGAAGAGGAAAGTTTGAGAGAGCGCGGCACCGCTGCGCGGGCCGTTCTCTCGTACGAGGAAAGGCATGACGGCATGTCCGCACGGCCTCGCACGAGGCGTTGGAACGGCTTAATTCTGAGAAGCCGAAGCTGAGCGAGACGGGCACGCGTGCGAGCTGCGCGGGCCGGTAGAATCGCCGCGTCATATTCTTTGCGAGCGTCGGTAACGTACTTGACTAGAACAGTCTTGTTGAGCTTCATAGAGCCGGGCTGTGGCTTACCTTCTTCAATCCATCCGCGGGACCACGAGAGCAAGCCGAGTTCTTCGAGGATAGGGAGCCAACGGCGAACGTGACGTTCGCTGTATCCCGCGCGGTCTGCGAGCTGAGAGGCCGTAATAGTCATATACCCGCGGCGGTCGGTCTTAAGTGAACGCATAGTTCCAGCGAGAGTTTCGAGCAGCGACCGGGCGCACCGGTTCTCGGAACCTCGTAAGATTCCCCACCCCGCGCGCCTAAGAGCGTCTACAAGCTGATAAGCGGTCTGGCCGGCGTTAGGCATCGTCGTCTTCGCTTTCCTCGTCTTTGATACCGAGGAAGTCAACCATGTTGTGACGAATGATGAACTTTAAAGTGCGAACTTTTAGTTCAGCGGTCTTCAAGTCGCCTTTTTCCAAGGCGTGAGCAAGGTGAGACAGTCCAGAGTCAATGATTTCAAGAGTGTCAATTAGGACTTCAATAGCTGCATCATCAGGAAAGTCTGTGCGCGTGCTCATCAGTTCATCTCCTTATTGAGTTCTGAGCCGTACCAGCCCATCGCGGCCACGAAAGCAGCGAAGTGTGGCCACGTCATCGTGTAACCAGCAATATTGAAAGAGGCGATCAATACCGAAACGAGGATTAGGAAGAATGTCAGCGTTGACACGAATAGGGGTTTGTTGAGTTTCATTTTGTGTACTCCTCACGAAGAGCGGCACCGAAGGTGCCGAGGCCAATCGGAACGCCGATTTGAATTAGTCGGTCCAAATCGTCAAGAGTCCAGCGCGTCGCACCTGAGAGACGGGCTGAAAGGGTAGGGCGCGAGATGCCCATGATGCGGGAAAGTGAGCTAATCGAGAGGCGTTCATCTGCGATGTAACGTCGAACAATTCGACTCACAATCGTTTGTGTTGATGTCATGTCTTACAGTTTGATGGATGTTCCGTCAAAGGTCAAGGGGAAAACACAAATACGTGTCGGATTTATAGACAGAGGGCATGAAAACGCGATAAATTAGCCGTATGAGCACAACACTTACGCCTAGCGCTTTAGAAGGTATGACACTTGCCGAAGTCGTGGCCGATAACGTTCGTGCATTCGCGGGGCGGCGACGTTTAACAAGGTCTGAGCTTGCGCGAATGATCGGGATGAATAACACCGCGGCGGGTTCACGGTGGCGAGGCGAAATGGAATGGAGACTTTCTGAGCTTCCGTCGGTCGCCGCTGCGCTTGATGTAACGGTTGACGATTTACTTACACCCCCGCGCGGGGTGGAACTGCGCCCCCGACAGGACTCGAACCTGCAACCTCGGGATTGGGATGTGTACACAGGTTTCGCTAATAGTGATTCTGGATGCATCCTGAACGTTGCTGCGTAAACATCTGAGTATGCGCAAACTTGGATTGCCGGAAGGTTGGGCGGGACCGGTAGCGGCGTATAGAAGGTTTTTACTAGCTTCGGGACGGTCGACTAAGACGGTAAGGCTAAGACTCGATTGGGTTGCGAGATTCGCGAGAGCGGTTGAGGTTCCACCGTTCCAGATTGAGGAAACGGCCGTTATTGATTGGTCGGCGTGTCAGGATTGGTCACAGGCAACGCGGCGTTCAGCTCACCAATCAATTAAAGGTTTCTATGCGTGGGCCTATACCTACGGGTTAACCGGTGCTGTTCCTACAATTCCGAGCGTTCGTAAAACGCCGCCGAATCCGCACCCCGCTAGTGATGCGGCGTTAGAGGCGTGTCTACTTGCGGGGGATTGGCGTGTGAGCCTCGCTGCGCGGCTAGCGGCGGGCCTCGGCTTAAGGCGTTGCGAGGTCGCGTGTATCAATGTGGATAGAGACCTCGCAACGGACGAAACGGGAAGCGTTTTACTCGTTCACGGGAAAGGTGGTAAAACGCGGCTCGTTCCCCTGACAGACGCGCTTTCAGGGGAACTAAGCCGCTTTACAGGGTTCATCTTTCCCGGCCAAGAAAACGGGCACGTAAGCCCGGCTTGGCTCGGTAGACTCGTTTCTCGAGCAATGCCAGCGGGTGTGACAATGCACGCCTTGAGGCACCGTTTTACAACGCGGGCTTATAGGCAAACGCGGGACTTAGTGGCCTTACAGAAGGTGCTAGGGCACTCGTCGCCGGAAACGACGCTTGTCTATCTGCAGCTAGCAGACGATGCCTTACGCCGAGTTGTCGAGGCCGCGGCGTGATGCCTCGAGCGTGGCTATACGCTTCCGTATCTCACTGTGCGTATCGTGCGCGTGATCGTCGATACTGTCCACGCGGCGCGTGATTTGCAGTAGCTGCGAGCTTTGGTGGTCGAGTTGGTCGCCATGCTCGTCTAACGCGCGCTCGATTCGGTTCAGCTGATCTTTAACGCTCGAGCCGTGGTTAGGTTCCAGCTGCGCGCGCGTCTTGCGGGCAGCAAGCAAGGTCGCTAAACCGGTCAACGTTGCTGCGAGACCGCCGAGGCCACCGAACGCGGTAATGATTTCAGCAGCAGCAGTCATTGGTCCGAACGCGGTGTATGAACGAAAGCCGTTGCTGTGCCAAGCACGGAAGCAGCGAGAGACAACCAAAGAGGCGCGCTCGTTTGGTCAACGATTCCGTACACGGTCAAGATAGGCACTAGGGCCGTGATAATTCCGTAAATCCATGCTCGGATTTGAGGGGTAAGCCATGAAACAGGCTGTGGGTTGGCATGTCGCGGTTCAGTCACTTTGATGCACCAACTTCAATAAGATTCACAAGGTCATCAACACGCTTTGCTAGCGTATCTAAGCGGTCATAGACGCGGGCAAAGTTCGCACCGGCCCACTCGATTTCAAGACCTGCGTCAGTCTGATCAGTACTAACGCTTCCATCGGTCGCACGCTTGTAGTGTGGACTGAGAAAAAGCGTCTCAAGCTTTTCAAGTCTCATATCCATATAGCCAAGCATCGCTGCGACGCTCCCTGAATGACCATCAGGGCGCGTAATAGTATCTGTAAGTTGCATTTCATTTTCACTTTCGTCTAGGTGAGTTGATAGGTAGTCGAGGTAGTCGAGCTTGTCGGAATAATTACCGGGGCAAGCCGTCGCAAAATGGTCCCTGTGACGTGACAGGGGCAGATATCCCCATTCACTGCGAATCGCTGCGATAAGACGCGCGATCGTCCTCAAGTCCCCTTCGGTAGCCGCGGGGTGACATTCAATGCCAATGGTCCGCATATTGTTACCTGCGCAATGCCAAGCGCGGTCGATGTCCGAAACAAGCTGCGTCACGCGGCCTTCCGAGGCGACGTAATGAGCTGAGGTGGGATTAGCGCGGTTCCCATCGCTAAGGAAGTTCACAACGCTATCGTGTGTTTGATTCCATTCAGGAAGACCCCACCAATGAATAACGATACCCACGGGGTCACCGAGGGGACGGCCCACATCGTAGTTAGGGGATGGGTGAACGTCGGTGACAGCCCAATTGGGATTGATACTGCTCATGCAATCCACGTCCCTTGCCCGTAGAATCGCCAGTGTTGCGTAAAATGCGTGGCGTGATCGACGCGGATTTTAACGGTACGCCCGGCCAGAATAAGGGCCATAGGGTATGCATCCATGCCAGCTACCATTCCAATTGGGGCCCAAGTGTTGCCGGATGTATTAGGTACGGGCACATTAGAAGGAATCGTACATAGGTCAACTTCGCTTGCATTTCGATCAAAATCGAAGGCACCTCGGATTATTTCGAGTTCAATAATGTGCAGTGCGCCGAGGGTTGTAATTTTCCCTCCGCGCCCAGCCCACTTCCACCCTCCGTCAAAGACGGCGGCTTGCGCAGTAGTTGGTGTTAAAAGTCGTGTGACTTCGTTGAATTGTGCGTTGAGGTCTTCAGCGGTGAGGATTTCACCGGGGGTAAACGTTTTCATATTTTTTCCTATCGTTGAGGGGAGAAGCGAACGCGGGTTTCCCAATCAGTTGCGGTGATACTGTGTGAGACTTCGGTGATAATCACGCGGGCGGTGTCGCTGCGATTTTCCACGCGGGCCGCTGTGAGTGGGTCGAGAGTCGAGGCCGCGGCCATGAGTGCACTAGAGTTTGCGGGGCCGTAAGCGTGCGCGGGGCGTAGTGTGATTTCTTGAGGTATGAGCACATCAGATGCCTTGTCAATGAGTGCGCGGGCGGCGGCGCCCGCCGCGTCCTCGCTTATGCACGTGAGGTCTACCGAGGCCGTCGCGCCTGCCCATGTCTGCGAAAACGTTTCTTCGCTAATGGTCAGCGTCAAATCGTCTGCGCGCCATTCCCCATCGGTTATGCGTGCGGCGTGATTCGTTGCGTCCACCCTCGAGACCACGTCGGTTGAATTCCATGAGGTTTCGATAGCGGTGTAAGCGTAGATTGAGTTTCCGTCGGATTTCTGCACGTCCGAGAACACGAGATTCGACGCGGTGGGCCGGGCCGCGCTAATGGTTACCGTGCCGTCGCGGTTGACTGTCCATGAGCCGGTTACCGAGGACGTGGCCGCGTCCAAATGCTTTGCAAGACTGGTTTCCCAAACCGTTGCGCACATCCTTTGGTAAGTTGTCGAGGCGATTCGGTAAGCGATTTCGGGGGCACTCTTCATAAGACGAATGATGCGGTCGTTCCATGTTTCCGAGCCGTCGCCACCTTCAGCGCGGGCACCGTAACGCTTTGTTGAGCTGAGGCGGCGCACCGCGTCCGAAATGGTAAAAGTAACGGTGTAAGAGTGCTTAGAGCCGGGGGGTTCCCGATTGAGCTCAATCCCTGAGACAGTCCCGGTGAACAGTCTCGTTCTCGAGGGCCAATGTAGAAGGACCACGGGCGCACCGTAGGTTAGTCCGGTTTCTCGGGGGTCGAGAGCGTCGAGCGCGCGCGCGGTAAGCGTGCCAGCTTGGGCAGTGTAGACGGGGCCGGTAGCTGAGATTCCTCGCGTGATCTGAAGGCTCGTTACCGCGGGCGTGATGTCTTGCCAAGCCACGTTCGCGGCCTTGTAATAGAGCCGCTGCGAGTTGAGCACGTCTCGGTTGAGGGTGAAAGCCGCGGGCGAGGTCAGGCCCTTCGTGAGCGCGGCGCGGCCAAGGCGGGACGAATCGAGGCGAAAGCCCTCGAGACCACGTAGCGGAAAGTAAGCTTGCAAGCTTAAGACTTGAGCCGGGGTTGCGTCCTCGGCTTGGTCGCCGGGGCCGGTGATTTCCACCTTATACACGGTGACAGACGTTGCGCCGGTGATATTGATTGTCATCGTTCCGTCGCACACCGTGTTAATAACCATTGTCTGATACTTGTTAATCAGAGCAGTTGCCTTCGTCCCGATAATGACAACCGGGGCCGGGCCGTCTGCTGACACAGTGAGGCGAACCGATAGGGGCATATCGGGAACAAGGTCGGTTACCGTGCATGTGAGCACAGAAGATGCGCCGGTAAGCGTCACGGTTTCCCCCGATTGCGTGAGAGCGCCGGTCTTGCATGTCCAGTCAGAGAACGCGGGCGGCCTGATCGTGATCGTCATCGCGTCACGCCGTTCTGTGCTTGCCACTCTGAGAGCGCGCGGGCGACAACGCGGCCTACTTCCACATTAGGCGTGAGCGCGTAAACGTTGATTGTTGCACCTGAGAGTGTTTCGCGGGCCATTACAGGGCCGTCAATCCCAATCGAGGGCATGTCGGTTGCAGCAATATCACCGGTAAGACGGCTAAGCGAACGCCTTACTGCGCCGTATTGGCTTTCAAGGCTCGTAATCAAGCCACCGATAATCAACCGGCCAGCGGGAGCGAGCAGCGTCTTGTCTCGTTCAGCGGGGCCTTTCCATGAAGGAAGCAGATTCGTTAGACTCGTCAAGGCGTTTTTCACTTTGCCGAACATGTTCTTGATGCCTTGGATAAGGCCGTTAATGATCTTTTCGCCGATTCCCAAGAGCCACGAGCCAGCGCCGCTGAAAGCATTCATCACGATTGACGGGAGATTGCTCATCACGCTATGGATTGCTGACAGTGCGCTGCGTAATCCGTTCGGTATGTAATTCCATGCGGCCGAGGCGACACTCTTAACGCCGTTCCAAAGGCCGTTCCAAACCGCTGTGATAAGGCCCGCGGCCGCTTGGATAACGCCGCCGATAACCTTAGCCGCGCCTTGAATGAAACTCTGAATTGCTGTCCATACGCCGGTAACGACGTTCTTCGCACCTTCCCAAACGCGGTGCCAATCGAGTGTGAGAATACCGGTGATAATCTGTACAACGCCTTGAATAACCTGCAGTAGTCCGGTAAGGCCGCCGCTAATGTAGGTCCACACGCCAGCGATCACCGAGCCTATGCCGGTGAAAACGGGGCCTAGGCTCGTAACGAGGCCGATAATCAGGTTAACGACGAATTTAACTACGGGCACAATCACCGCAATTAGCGCCTCGGCAACGGGTTTCAGCGCGTCGAGCAGCGTTTTTGCGATCATTCCGAGCGTTTGGACAATAATGGTCGCTTGCTGCTTGAGGGTGGGCAGAACATTTGTGGTAAACCAGTCAATGATAGGGGCGACGGCGGTTTTAATGCCGTTCCACGCGAACTCTGCAGCGGTTTTCACGCCGTTCCAGACTTTTGAAACGCCGTTTCGGAACGTTTCGGAATTCTGGTACAGAAGGACAAAGCCAGCGACAATCGCGGCAATGCTTGCGGCGATAATGAACGGCCAGCCGGTCACGATTGGGATCAGTAGCTGAAAGGCTTTCTGGATACGGCCAATCAAGGTGGGGACGGTTGCGGCGAACTGCGTCGCTGCAAAAGCGTTCTTAAACACCACGCCGAAAGCGTAAATAGCGGGCGCAACGGCCACGAAGAGTTTACCGAGGCGCGTTAATGTATCAGCGCCGCCGCTATTCCACCAATCCTTAAACGATTGCAACGCGGGCAGAACGTGTGTTGTAAACGCGGTGTAGAGTATTTCCGCGGCGCGCTGCAGCTTAGGACCAATCCACTGCGCAAACTGCTTGAACGCGGGAATACCCGTATTCTCAAGCCATGTTTTAAGCGCGTCGAACGCGGGCATGAGCTTTTCATTGAGGAACTGCACGAAGCGCGTTGCATAGGGCAATAGGAGCGTTCCGAATTCCGCGGCCAAATCATGCACGCGGGCTTTGAGCACTTGCACTTGGTGCGCATAGGTATCGTTTTCGCGGTTAAAAGCGCCTTGAGCGTCCGCGGTTTGCTCGAAGATTAGTGCGAGGGTTGCGGCTTGCTGAGCCTCGTTAGAGAAGGAACCGCCGACCTTGCTAAATCCAAGTTCAGCGGCTTTCGCGTCAATCGCCGCTTGCTTCAGACTCACGCCGTATTTCTCGATTGGGTCTCGTTCACCCTTGAGAGCCGAGCTAATCGACTGGATAGCCTCGGCAGTCGAGCCGCCGAACTGCGCCGAGAGGTCCGCGCCGAGGGTGATAAGGTCCTTGGTCTTGTCGCCGAGCTGTTCCAGCGGCGTGCCACCGTTTTTAAGCTGCGCGCCGAGCAGAACGGATAGTTCTTGAAACTCATTTTTCGTAACGCCGAACGAGGTCGAGGCAGTCGAGGCATAAGCCTTAACCTTGTCCGCGGTCTGCTTGAAAACAGCTTCAACCGCGCCGGTAGACTGTTCCAAGTCACCGGCCATTTGCACGGCCTTAAAGCTAATCGCGGTTGCGGCTGTGCCAACGGCTACCGAGGCCGCGGCCGCGGCCTTACCTACTTCAACGAACTTGCCAGCGACGTTTTTCACGCCTCGAGAAAGCCGGTCTAGACCGAGGTCTTTAGAGAGGCCACGGAAAGCGCGCTTGAACTGTTTCGTTTCGGCAACTACCGCAACTTTTACTTGATGGCCAGCCAAGGCGCTTCCTTCCTTTAGTGCGTGTTCTTTTCGGCTAATATGTCAAGGACTGCTTCAGCGTCCTTCATGGTGAGCTTGCGAGCCTCTGGGAAGCTCATATGAGCTTCCACAGCGAGGACAGCAAGCAAGCGGCGAATTTCGAGGTTGTCAGACACTAGAGAAGGTCGGTAGCGTCAACAAGCTTCATATCCCGCGCCGCGGCAAGAGCTGTGTCACGGTCAACACCATCGCGGCGGGCGATCATCACAGCGGTGAGCGCGCTCATCTGCTTTGCGGTCACGTTCGCGTCACTGAGGGAAGAGAAGGGCTGATTGGTGGTTTCCTCGAACCATTCCAAATCGCCGAGGGTCATGTTTTCGACTGCGCTAGAAGTATCCATTTTTGGAAGTCCTTACCAGTTGTATTTTTCGAGTAATTCTTTGATTCCCGCGCCGAACCCTGCAAACGTTTGTTCGCGATATTCCGCTTCAGCTTTGGAGAGCCAGCGGGGGCCGCTGTGACCATCGCGGCCGAAGTGATTCACGCCGGAATAATGACCAACGCGGGTTTTTCGACCGATAACGGTCGTCATTCGCACATTCGAGGTAACGCGAACAGCACGTTTACTCGAGGCGACATTGATTGAGTGATACAGCAAGCCGCGCTTGCCTCGGGGGACGAGGGTACGGCCGCGGTTAGCGATAGGGATTCCGAGTCTGAGAGTCAGACGTTTCAGGTCTTCGACTGCCACGCCTACCGCTTCCGCGTCCTTCAGCAACGGCTTAATGCCGATAATTTCGACATGCGCACCGTCGAGCTGAATATACCCGTCACGTATCCCGGTCATTAGCTCAGAGCGTCGGTGAGGTTTCCGGTTCCGAGGGTCGAGCCAGTCGAGACCTTTTCGGGTTCACCCTCAACGTTCCACTCAAAGTCGAAAGTTGCGCCCTTTTCGTCACCTGCTTCGCCGGAAATTGGTGGCTTTGAGCCAATCTTGACTCGGAACTTAAAGTGAGGCTGAGCAGCGGTCGCAACCTTATTGCCGTGAGGTGCAAGAATGCCTTCGACAGTCTTACCAGAGTTTGTCCAAACAAAATCCCAAAAACTGCCAGCGTCTAGCGACTGGATAGCCGTACCCTTGAGCTTCCACGCCGAGGCCGAACCTCCGAGAGCGTCAGCAAAGGTGACAACGTCTTTATCAGACGTTTCAGCGGAAAGGTCATATTTCGACATATCGGACCAATAATCTTTGCCAGCGACGGTGAGGCCGAGGCGTTGGCCAAGAATGCGAGTGTTTCGCGTAACTGCCATTGTTGTGAGTCTTTCTTTTAGAGGTGGAGACTGAGAGGGAGAGTGAGCGAGGAAGCGAGATAGCTTTGACTGTCAGCGCTAGTGACTGTCTCGTAAGCGTTCACGGTGTAGTGAATGTCCTCGCTGGTTAGGTGGGTTATGAGCTTGTCGGTCGCTTGGTCGAGTAGTGAAATGATGTGGTCGTTATCGCTCGGTGGAGCGATGGCAAGCACCTTGAAAGTCACGGTTACGCTTCCCACTGCGTCGCCGCGGGCAACAAACGGACTTGACTCAGTGACCACAACGCACGGCGGGATAAGCTGAGGCGGGATATTGGTAATCACCGGCCAGATTGTCCCACTTTCGAGAATGTCTTTGATCGTTTCCCGGGCGAACGCAATAGGTCCTTTCTCGTCGCTGCTCATGCGAACCCTAGCGGGAGATAGGGAGCGAGCAGCGGCCGCGCGGCAACGAGAGCGTCACGGGCGACACGGATTGCCCCCGCGCCGTCGAATCCGTCAGCAAAGTTCTTCACACCGTTCGGTGCGTTCTTGCGGTGGTAGAGTTCTGCGGCGACTTCGAGGGTTGCGCGGTCGAGAACGTCGCCGGGCACGCCGTTAGCTGAGCCAATCTGAGATGCAATGAGACGCGCGGCCACGTCAAGGCACCTCGTCATGTACTCGGTGACGGGCATACCCGGGGCGACGTATTCGCCGAGGTCTCGAGCTGTGAGAGCCATTGTCAGGCGAGCTTCAGGGGGACGAGACCGGTTGGGATTTCAGCGGCGACGGCCTGATAGCGGTAAACGCTGAATGCCTTCGAGAGGTTGAGAATGTTCTCGTCCTGCAGCTGAGCAACCGGCGTTTCATAGGTGCGCATAGCGAGCGACGAATAGAACGCACCAACGACCTTCGTTCCGAGTTCGTCGGGCTTTGCCATGAGGTTGGGGGTGATCTTGATTCCCACAACGTCGCCGGTCAGACGAGCCGGGTTGAATTCGCCGACGGTGTTTGCGCCGGTGCCGGAAACGCTCATGAGCGGACGGCCGTCAGAGGCGGTGAGCGCGGCAAGCGCCTTGAAAGTTGCCTTATCAACAATCAGGCCGTCGAGAGGCAGACCAGCGTCTTGGAAAGCTGAGGCCGCGTCAACAGTCAAGCCAACGATATCTGCCCATGTGAGCGCAGAGGCGGTCTTAGCCGAGGTGAGCGCAGAGGCCGCGCGGCCCTGCACGGGTGTTGCAAAGAACTGCGCGACA